TCAGAGTTGGTTATGGCAGAGCCCTTGACGAAGCAGAGTACTCCTACATCTAGAAGAGATATAGATCCCCGATTAGCAGAGAGTCCCTTAAGCACCCAGCGAGAAGATTTAACTAATCCATATGGAGATAGACAATGAGCCACGATCCTCAGAACTGGGCTAAGGAGATGATGAGTAAAAAAATTAATACTCAGAAGCTTATCTCGGAGACCTACAAAGAAACCCTTAGGTTTATGCTGGCGACGTTCGGTGCGGTAAGAACCATTAACCCTGCGGGGGAAGTCCTTAAGGTCCCCTGCTTTAATGCCACCCCTGAAAGAGCAGTTGCTAAGCTCTACCAGGAAAATAATGTTAACCTACCTGTGATCAGTGTCTATCAATCTACCTCTCAAGATGATAACAAGAGGAGGAGAAATAAAGCTGTCGTTATGGCAGATGCTTATTGGGATATCAACAAACGAAGAGCGGTGAGAGTTATATCTTTAGCCCCCCGAGCCCTTAATATTAATTACGAATTGAATGTGTGGACAAAGTTCGCAGAAGATATGGACCAAATAGCAGAGCAACTTAGGCTTTTATTTTCTCCCAACCTGATAGTTACCACCAAATATACTAATTCTACGGCAGCTTTTTTGACGAATGAGGCCAATGATTCTAGTGTAGTAGTGGGAGATAGGCAAGATAGAATCCTTAGACGTAAATTTCAAATAGTAGTTGAGGGGTATATTCCTTATCCTAAATTCTTGGTCACCGCTACAGGAGAAATAACAGAGTTTAATGCAGACTTTGAAGTAATAACTAAATCTTCTCTAGATTTAGATGATTATCCATTTGATACTAGTGCGGTCAATGATACGGAAATAGGAACATTCATTAAAAAATAAATTAAATTAGGGTAAAGAATGCCCTAAATATAATAGGAGATAATCCATGGAGAAGAAATCACCCCCTAAAGTGAGTAGGGTTGTTCGGGTTGCGAAGGCACCCCCCAAGCCCACTAAGACTGTCACCAATGTCAGCTTACAATCATGGAATATCCCTATAGGATTTAATAAATACGTGGACCTCACCCCTGGTTCTTCGGTCGCAGTTCCTATAAGTATGATTAGCGGTAGAGTTATAAACCTACAGAAGAGAAGGCTAATAGAGATTAGTTGAGGAGAAAATAGATGGCTAAATATGTGAGTCCAGGTAGTTATTTTGTTGAAGTGGATATTTCTGATTATCCACCATCTGTAAACTCGTCTGTCGTAGGAATTGTTGGATTTGCTTCCAAGGGACCTATCGCAGGCAAAGATGGGAAGAAAGCTACTCTCATCACTAGCCAAGAAAACCTTATAGATATTTTTGGGCGTCCCTCCTCTACTATTGCTGGACAAGGGGTTGAAGGGGCATTGGAAATATTAGAGGCTACCAACAGTCTCTATTTTATTAGGTGCGCTTCTTCTACCGCTGTTGAGGCTTCTGCGGCGGTCACCGTTGGGGCTTGCCCCGCGTTGGCGGTCTGTACTACTCCTTCGGGTGGCTATTTGGGAACAGCCGATGATAGTAATTATGATTACAGGTTTGTAGTTGATGCTTATGACAATAACAGAAAACAAGTAGTAACATCCAAAACATTTAATGTTCCTTCGGGGACGGTAGCTACCTATGCTAATGGCGGAAGGTCTACCAATGCTTTAAGAACTGTTCTCGGAGGTTCTTTGGATGCGGATAGAGTTGGGGCGTTTGGTACTGATACTTCAGCCTTTATGGTAGCTCCTATGGCTGGTTCGGGAGCTACTATGGTCGTTAAAATGTATCAATCGTTTGATGGTACTAATTTTGACGGGGTGTCAGGACTTCAGCCTATAGATCCAAGTGGAGAGATTCACGCTGATTGGAAGACTCCTGCAACCGCTGCCTCAAGCCTTACGGTATCGGGAGTTACCTTCCAGAACCTATACTACTGGACTAGAGCTTTGTATGCTGGTGATGGCTATGATGAGGGCACAACTCCTGCTGGAGATACCTCTGGAAACTCTATAGAAATTGATATTGCGGGCGGAAACAACGTCTTCCTCTCAGTTAATGAAGAGGGTGTAGCCTCTGAGCAATTCCAGGGAGGAACTACTTCCTCTGTGTTCTTGGAAGATGTGGTAGGAAAAACAGTAGCCACAGCAACCTCTGATAATGTGATTGGTTATTTCACTTCCGCTCAAGGAAACGCAGCGGTTGGAAGCATAGCTTCTCTTGCCGCGTTCTATACTAAGACAGCAAATATTGGTTTATATTCTACTACGGATGCTACTAAAAATGATTTGGTTGTAACTGATGGGTCAGGAGCATTCGACCAATTAGCTAACCCACGTTTTGCAAAGCCAGTTCAGGGAACTTATTCTCTAGCGGGCGGCGATAGCGGAATTCCAGCCGACAGTCCAGGAAGAGAAACTCTCCTCATAGGAACTACCGAGTCTGATGGAGGACTTACAGGTATAGAAGCATTAGGAGATCCCGATGTTCCAGTTAAGATTGCTTTGGTACCTAATTTCTCTGAGTTAGATGGAGTTCAAAATGCTCTTATAACAAAAGCAGAAAGTACTCAAGAATTCTTGGCTGTTATTTCTCCTCCATATGCTATAGGAAGAACTCAAGATGCTATAGACTGGTCTAACGGACAGTCTACTGATAGAACAGCAGCCGTTAACAGTTCTTACGCTGCATGTTATTGGCCTTGGGTCAAGACTTTTAGTGTGTTTGATGGTAAGGATACATGGTTTGCTCCTGAGATTTACGGGGCTAGACAAATGGTCGTTACAGATGGCGTAGCTAGACCTTGGTTCGCCCCTGCTGGGTTATCCAGAGGTAGGTTGACCAAGCCTGTTGATGTTGAAGTGGTTCTTAATCAAGGCGATAGAGATTCACTATATAGTGGTGGAAATATTATTAACCCCATTACTAAATTTACACAGGATGGCATCGTGATCTTCGGTCAAAGAACAACTCAGAGAAAATCAACGGCACTTGATAGAATTAATGTTAGAAGGCTCTTGATTGATCTAAGAGACACTATAATTAGGACTACTCGACAGTTCGCTTTCGAGCCTAACGATAGGTTTACCTGGGATAGGGTTGTTACTACAGTTGCTCCTCTTCTTGATGAGATCAAGAGGGAGAGAGGCATCAACGAGTTCAAAGTAATTTGTGATGAAACAACTAACACCCCATTACGAGTAGATAGAAATGAGCTTTGGTGTAAGGTTCTTCTCAAGCCCACCAAGACCGCAGAGATTGTTATTTTCGAGGTAAATGTTACTAACCAATCAGCACAGATTGGTAACTAAGGAGTAGTTAAATGGCAGATCGTCCATATTTTATAAGCAGTGAGCTAGGCAGGGAAATAAATCCTAACGGACGGGATCTGCCTACAATTTCAGAGGGTTTGAACTCTGTAAGATCTTATTCTTTTGAAGTTCATTTTGAGCTTCCGCCTGGGGTGCAGGAGGGTGGTGGTGATAACTTCCTCACACTCGCAGCCAAACAGGTTAGCCAAGTAGCAGTGAACACAGAAGCTATTGAGGTTCACCGTGTAAATGATAGAGTTTATTACCCTGGCAAGCCAGGACGTGAACCTATTAATGTTACTTTTGATAACCTGTACCAAAAGAAGGTGGTTAACACACTTTACAACTGGTATCAGAGTATCTATGATCCGCTGTCAGGTGAGCTTCTCAAGAATACTACCACTCAATTAGGGGTAGAGCCCCGAGGTAACTTTAAAGCAAGAGAGATGAAAATCTTTCACTTAGATCCTCAGGGGAGCCCCCTTATGACGACCAAATTAATGGGTGTCTATCCTACTTCGTGGGCTACAGCAGAATTTAATTATGCTACAAATGATTTCCACACAGTTCAAATGACCTTCAGCTACGATTTCGTTCATCATGGGACTAGCCGCGCAGCAAGAGCTAGATAACAACTATAATAAACTAAGGTTAAAAGGCCCAGCCTAGACTAACTCTGGGTTGGGCACTTTTTTTAGAGATATATATGAATTATTATCAAGAACTTTTGGAAAGTTATTCTAAGCTTAAAAAAAGATCTTTAAATCTATTTATTGAGGGAGTGGGGGTTACAGAACTCAGTCCCGAAAAGAAAGCTGCTCAACCTATAGCAACGGCTGCTGCGGAGGTGGTGGTAAATGCACCTGATCAGTATATGGAAGCCAATCCCTATGTACCTACTGAAGCCCCTGGTGTTCAGATATGGGCCGATGCTCCACCAGCCGCTCCTCCTGAAGGGGGTGCCCCCGCTGCAACAAGTGGGCGTTCCGTTCGCTGGAACAAGCCTGGGCTTTCTAGGGGTGCTGTCTTGTATAGAGATGGCGCTCCCGTGGGTCTAGAAAAAGTAATGCAAGGGCAGAGTACCTGGGGGGCTTTTGTTTCGAGGTTTACTCAGGATGGAAGGGATGAATACGCACAGTCCGATAAAAGCCCCATGGGGATGGAAGCAGGGGAAGATGCTCCTGTTACTGATGAGGAGACAGCGGCATTAGAGGCAGCGGATGAGGCGGCTAAGGAAGCCCTGAAGCTGGAGGTGAAGGAGTGGCAGGATAATGAAACGGAGCGTCCCTGGAGATCAAAGGGGGTGCCTGACCCTGTTGATTCTAGGACTGCTGGGGGCTTCACTAAAGCTGAAAATAAATTCTTTGAATCTCTCGTGGAATCCGATCAGCTAACTTCCCAGGAGAAAAGTGAGGTTCTTAGAGAATATACAGCGTCTATGAAAATTTTGGGGAGATACCAAAGAACAGGTATGAAAGGTATACATAGAGGGGAACTCGTCAAAGCTTCAAATACACTGGCTTTTGGGAGAGGTAATTTACTTATCAAGGTAGGTGATAAACAAGTGGCTTTTGGTTCTATGGATGTTCTTAGGGTGGGGAAGGGAAGATCTAAATTCGCACTTAAAGCTAAGAATGAGTTGAATCTCATTATTAATGAGATGAATCAAGTTATGGCAGGTATGGGTC